CCCCGCACCTCGTCCTAGCCGACGAGATATGGGGAATTAAAGAGGAAATTATTATGGACGGCGCCGTCCCGTCCCAACGTGCCCGCCGGTCTCCGTTGCTCCGTATGTATTCGACGGCCGGCACGCTCGACTCGACTTTCTTTATTCGTATCCGCGAGCAGGCTCTCCGGGCGATCGCCAAGGGGAAACCGTCGGCGGTCGACTACATGGAATGGTCCCCGACCCCTGACGCTAACGTCCATTCGCTCGACACGATCAGACAAGCGAACCCGGCGGTCGGATTTACGATCACCGACGACACCCTCCTAGAGGAGGCCCGCGACCCGGCCGACCGGACCGCATGGCTACGCGGCTCCCTGAATATGTGGGTGGCGACCGCGCACGGTTGGCTAGAACCCGGATTCTGGCCGCGTCAAGAATGGCAAGGGGACACGCCGCCCGCCCCGACCGTGCTCGCCGTCGAGGTGGACGCCGACGGTTCTCTCTACGGCGGCGTATTCGGAACCCAACTCCCCGACGGAACGGTTTACGTGTCGACCGCGTTTATCGCATCGAGCGCCGACCAATGTTGGGAGGAGGTCGCCCGCGTGCTCCCGCCCCGATGCCAGTTGATCTATGGCGCGTCGCTCGGTCTGACCGTCCCGGCGACATATCGGGGTCGATCGAGGGACGCCGGTTGGGGAGAGGTCGCGAAATACACGTCTCCGGTTCGCTCGATGATTATGGAGGGCCGACTATGGCACGACGGAAACCCGATGCTTTCCGAGCACGTCGGCCGGTCCGTCGCCACCAAGGCTCGGAACGGCGCCCTAACGCTCTCGACCGGACAGTCCCCCGGGTGCATCATTCTCACCCGGGCGATGGTATGGGCGGCCGCGCATTGTGCCCAAGGAAAACGGACACCGACGGCGGCGATCTACACGCCGCGAAATCGTTAACCGTGTCTCTCTTGCTCTATTCGTAGACGAACGACGTAAACCGTGGGAGACTCCGACCCGTGGGCCTATTCCGTCGTAACGTCACCGCGTCCGTGTCCCCATGCGCGCCCGCGGCCTTGGCGGTCGGCGGTAATGGCTTGGTCTCGGCGAATGTCGGATTCGGTCGAGCCCGAGCCATGGCCCTACCCACGATCAAGCGAGCCCGCGACATTAACGCGTCACTCATCGGGTCGCTCCCCATTCGCCGATTCGGCACCCAATGGAACGGCGAATACCTAGAGGAAATCCCGCTCCCCCCGGAACCGTGGCAGTTCCGACCCGACCCCAAGACGACCCGCGCCCATACCCTCTCTTGGACGTTCGACGATATGCTTTTCTACGGCGTCGCCTACTGGCGGGTTACCCGCCGGTATAAGGAAGATATGCGGCCGGCCGAGTTTGAGTGGATGCCCGCCGAATACGTGTCGCTCGTTTCCCCGCTAATGGACGGAAACGTCCCGATCGGCGGTATCTCGTCAATCTCCTATGCGGGCGTCCCGATCGACCCGGAGGACGTGGTCATTTTCTACAGTCCAACCGACCCGCTATTGGAGGCCGGCGCCCGGGCTATCCGTATCGCCGAGAAACTCGACGCGGCCGCCGAACGGTTCGCGTGTACCGAACTCCCCGCCGGGTATCTCCGAGTTACCGGCGGCGAACCGCCCGACCCCGAGTTTCTGCAGGCATTGGGCGAAACATGGTCCGACGCCCGCCGCACAAACACGACCGCCGTACTGTCCGAAAACTTGGAGTACGTGCCGACGAACGTGGACGCGTCGGCGATGCAACTCACCGAGGGCCGTCAACACGCCGCCCTTGATCTCTCCCGCGCCGCGATGGTGCCCGCCTACCTTGTCGGCGCCCCCACGTCGTCCGGGATGACCTACAACAACGCGCAAGACGCCACCCGGTCGGCCGTCCTATTCGGCGCCCTTGGCTTTATCGAGGTCATCGAGCAGACCCTCTCGTCCGACCGAATCACACCCCGCGGGCAGATTATCCGACTCGACCGTTCGGCATGGGTTAATAACCCGCTCGACAACAACACCGAGACGCCCGCCGAAACCCCCACGGGAGCGAACGTATGAAAGTAGAATTAGGAGCCCGGTTCGATTGGCTACAGGCCGCCGAGGGCGACGCACCGACCCGCACGATCTCAGGGCTCGCCGTCCCGTGGGACGTCGTCGGCTACGCGTCTACCGGCCCGGTACGGTTTGAGCGCGGGTCCATCCCAACCGACGGCCCCGCCCCGAAACTGCTCCGAGATCACGACGTGACCCGACCCATCGGCATCGTGTCGGCGATCGAGGACTCCGATAGCGGCCTCTTATTTGACGCCCGCATCTCCGAGGTGCCCGAGGGCGATATCGCTCTCCGATTGGCGCTCGACGGCGTACTCGACGCCGTGTCGGTTGGCGTGGACGTCGAAAAGTTCACCTATGACGGCGACGTGTTGGTCGTCAAGGCCGGGCGTATGCGCGAACTCTCGCTCTTACCGTTCGGAGCGTTTGAGGAGGCACGGGTCGCCAACGTCGCGGCCTCCGAGGTCGAGGAGGAGCCCGTCGAGGGCGAACCCGACACCGAACCCGAAACCGAAACCGAAACCCCAATTTCCGAGGAGGAAAAAGAAATGCAGGAATCCACCGTGGCCGTCGAGGCCACCATCGCAACGGCCCCCGTGGCCGTGGCCGCTAACCGCAAGGTGACCGCGGCCGAATACATTTCGGCGGTCATCCGTAAGGACATGGCCACCGTCAAGGCCGCGCAGGGCGACTCGGCCGACATCCCCGGCCTGCTCCCGATTCCGGTCGCGCAAAGCCTCTACGACGGGGTGGCGGCCTATCGTCCGGTCATCTCGGCCGTGGGCACTCGTGCCATGCCGGGCGCCGGTAAGCAGTTTATTCGCCCGGTCGTGACCCAACGGCCGACCGTGGCCATCCACTCGGCAGAGGGCGCCGCGCTCTCGTCGCAGGCTCTCATCGTCAACGACGTCACTCTCACCAAGGCGTTGTATGGAGGATTCATCCGCGAGTCAGAGGAGGCCGTCGATTTCGCCGACGGAAACATGGTCGCCCTCTATATCGAGCAGTTGGGACGCGCCTACGCACGCGCCACCGAAGCCGCCGTGTGCGGCGTGTTGGAGGCGGGCGCCACCAACACGACCCCCGTGGCCGATTGGACGAGCGCCCAAGACGTGCTCGGTGCGATCTACACCGGCGCGGGCGACATCCTGACCGCTACCGGCGTGAACCCGACGCACATTTTCGCGGGCGTGAACAAGTACAAGGAACTCGCGGTCTTGGAGACCGCGGGCGGCGATTTCCTGTTCCCGTCCCTGAACCCGTCGTCGACGTTCGGTTCGCTCTCGGCCAACTCCCGCGAGGGAACCCCGGCCGGTCTGACCCTCGTGGTGTCGAACGCGCTCGACCCCGACACGTTGATCGTCGGCACCGGCGACGGCTTGGAGGTTTTCGAGCAGGTCAAGGGCGCCATTTCCGTCAACCTCCCGGCGACCGCCGAGGTGGAGATCGCGTGGCGCGGCTACATGGTCTCGCACGTCATCGACGCCGACAAGTTCGTCGCCCTCGTCGACGCGCCCTGATCGAGTCGGCAAGGTAAGGGTATGGCGCTCCTAAAGCACGTCACGCACGCCGTCGCGGTAGCGGGCGTCCATACCCTTACCCTCGACGACGTCACCGGGCTAGTCGTCGGCTACGACCTCCGGGTCTCCGGGGTTCTCGCGGCCGGCACCTACAACGGAACCCACGAAATCACGGCGATCGACGTCGACGACCGAGCGGTCTCCTACGTTAACGGGAATCATACGCACGCGGGCGTAGACACGGTCGGGCAAGCCGACGTGCCGGTCACATGGGCCGACACCGACGCCGTGGAACTCTTTATCGGCGTAGCAACCGAGACCGATTGGCTCGACTTATGCACGGTCGCCGCTAACGAATGGTGTTACGACCGACGTAAAGCGGCCTCATACGACGATTACCCGCACGTTTCCCCGTCCCCTAAGGTCACCGAGGCAGTTTGTCTCTATGCGGGCGCCCTATACCGGGAACGGCAGTCCGTGGACTCGTTCTCGTCGTTTATGGAAAACCCGATCGCCCCGCCCGTCGGGACGCTCGGCCGCATTAAACAACTACTCGGAATCGAACGGCCGGCGGTCGCATAATGGGCGCGATCGTTGACGCGGGAGACCTCTTGGAAACGGCGCTCGATGATGCCGGGCTAACCGTCGTTCGGAGCCCCGGAGATGTCGACCCGCCGTGCGCCCTCATCGGGCTACCCGATTTCTCGGCTCCGAACCGTAACGCCGTCGACTGCACGTTCCCCGTCTACCTCGTCGGCCTACCCCCCAATAACTACACGTCGAACGTCGTACTATTGGACATGGCCGACACCATCGCCGCGCTACCGGGCGTCCTAGTGACCTCCGGAACCCCGGCAACATTCGACATATCCGACCATTCTCTACCCGCCTACAATTTGACCGTTCAGGTCACCGTCACAAGATAAGGAAACAACTATGGCCACCGCCATCGCAACCGGAAAAGTCATTACCGTCACCATCGACGGCGACGATTACTCGGAGCAGATCAACTCGGCTACCGTCGTCGCGAATAACAACTCGATCACCGTGCAAACCCTCTCGGGCCCGGCATCCACGCAACTCCCGACCGCGTACGAGTTGCAGATCACGGCCTATCAGGATTGGGGCAAAGTCGGGTCGTTCTCCGAGGCCTTGTGGGCCGCCGCTCTCACCGGGACCGCGATCTCGTTCGTGATGGACGTCGGCACCAAGACGCTCTCGGGCAACCTTATCCCGCAGTTCCCCGACGCAGGCGGCTCGGCCGACGGCGTGTTGGAGTTCTCGATCACCCTCCCGATCGACGGCGTCCCGACCCTCGCCTAATGGGCGAATGGGACGGCGTCCCGATCTCGATATTCGCTAGCCGACTCGTAAAAGAACTCTCGTTCGAGAACCGCGACGAGGCTAACCGTTTCTCTATCGCGATCGCGAAACCGTTAAAAGCCGAGGCTTTAACGGCGGCCCGTATCGTGCTCGGCGCCGACCTTAAACCGTTTAAGAACAAGGGTTTACGAGCCCGGGTATGGGACGAGATCGAGTTCGGGCCCGACGGCTCTAATCGGTTTATCCTGAACATAAACCTAGTCCCGACCGAGGCATGGGCCGTCGGCGAATACGGTACGGCCGACCATCTCATCGGGCTACCCCGTAATTATCCGCGGGGCCGAGCGTCGTCTGGGAACCGTAACTCGTTCGGGCAACTCGTTAACACGGCTAAACGGGTGAAACGGCAAGAGACCGCCAAGAAAAAAGAACGACCCGTCTTTCTTAAGGCTCCCGGCTATATGCACCCGGTACGCGGCCCGATCGTCGTCCGAGGCGTCCCCGGTCGAGGTCTCATCCGCTACGCATTTAAGCGGGTTCGGTCCATCCAAGACCGAGTTGTCTACGGCGAATGGGTAAAGTTTGTCGGTAAGGCCGTGGAGAGGGCGCGCTAATGGCATCTAACCCGAACATTAAATTAGGCGTCGACACCGACGAGGCCGTTAAGAACCTCGGGAACCTCGGCGACGCCGCCATAAAAGCCGAGGACGACGTCGAGAAACTCGACGGCTCCGATATCAAACTCGACACGTCGGCCACGACTAAAGCCCTGCAAGAGGTCTCCGACAAACTCGACAAGACGTCCGACTCGGCGAAACGTGCAGGAAAAGACGGGATACCCGTCACGACGACCGCGTTTAAGGATTTAACCGAGGGCATCGGCGGCCCGGCGTCAGGGGCGATCGGTAGCGCGTTCGCTTTCGGAGAATCCATCGAGGGACTTGGCGATCTCGTCGAGGGATTCGGCGGGCAACTCGGACTATCCGAGGAGCAAATCGGCAAGGTTACAAGCGGGCTCGGTGCCGCTCTCGGCGTGCTCGGCGCCGTCGGCGTCGGTTTTACCGTCGGAAAGGCCGCCTACGACTTATGGCAGAGCGGCGCCAAGAAAGCGGCCGAGGAACAGAAAAAGTTTAACGACGCGGTCGACGCCGCCGAAAAGTCGCTCCGAGGCGTAGCCGAGGCATTAGCCGAGGGCGATCGAGCGCGCGCATTTCGCGACATTGTTAAGGACCTAGAACCCGATTTACAAGCCTTAAGCGACGCCGGGTTAGACGCGGCCGACGCAATCCTAGAGATCGCCGGGACCGGTCAAAGGTTTACCGATGCGTCAGGGAAACGCCGTAAAGCGATCGAGGACGAGATCGCGGCCCTAGAGGCCGAGCGCGAACAAATGGATTTAGAGAACATTGGCTCTCTAAATAACCGTATCGAAACCCTGAAGAACGAGCGAACCGCGCTCGACAAGGTCACCGAATCCGTCAAGATTAGGGCCGAGGGCGTCAAGGGCGCCACCGAAATAGATCGTCTTGCTACCGAGGCTTTAGCCCGGTTCGGAGAGGCATCCGATGACGTCACCGAGGAATTAAAAGACCAATACGACGCCCAACTAGACCTCATCGGCGCGACCCGCAATTTCGAGGGCACACTAGACGACGTCGAGCAAGCCGTAAAGGACTACCAAGACGTCTTAAAAGAAACGCCCGACGACATAGAGGCGATCGACGACGCGGCCCGCGAGGCCGCCGACTCAGTTATCCAAATGGCCGAAGATTTC